GAAGCGTAGTTGTATGCGCTTAACTGAGCGTTTGCGAATGTCATGTCTTGAACCGTTACAGCCGCCGCTTCAGAAGTCAAGTTGGCGTCGGTTGCTGTGTCGTTGATTGTTGGGTAATCCAACAATGCGCCACCAGCCGTGTTCAATTTCTTTGCAAGACGCTCAACTTCACCAGTGAACAATGTCGCCATGTCCAACTCGTTGCTGAAATCTTGAGGCACAAGGAAACCGCCCAAGGAATCAGTCCCGGCGATTTGGGTTGATGTCCCGCGCAACTCAGCCATCATTGAACGCTCTTCGCTGTTCAATGCGCCCATTCCGTTACGCAAGTATTTTTCAAATGCACCTTTGCGAGTTGATTTCGGGCTGGCTTGACGTGCTTCAGCATTCGCAGCCAATTCTTTTTTCATCTCAGCAGTGCGCTCTAATACGTCGATTTGAGACATGATCGCTTGTGCATCTGATTCCATTTTGTCGAATTTCGACTTCTCTTCAGCGTTCAATGAACGGCCTTCTTTTTGAGCGTTCTCAACAATCGCCGTTGCGTTCTTGATCAACTCAGCGCGTTGTCCGCGCAGTTCGATGTTTTTCATCTTTTTCTAAAAATTTAGGGTTTTCAATTTATAAACATAAAGGTTGGAAACTTCTTCATCTGTTTTCACTTCAACAGAAGTGTCTTCTGAAGACGTGTCTGTTTTGAGTTCTTCTTCTGATTCTGTTTCCAGATCGCGTTTTTTGAGTTCACTCGTCGCGTCGGGGTAAGCCGGTTGGGCGACTGGAGAAACGTCAAAAAGACGTGAAACTTTTTCGATCACGCGATACGTTGTTCCGTTTCGTTGTTCCCAACGATCTTTCTCGATCAAGAATGCAAATGAAGATTGGTTAACATCACCTCTCTTCATGAGTTCGATCAAGTCATTCGCGTATGTCGTATTCGGTAGGTCTACTTCGTAGTAAAGACCTTTTTTATCTGTTGAGATTCTGAGCGTTCCAGAAGAGACGCGTCCGAGAAGACGATTCTCGTCATGGTTGTAATATGCACGAACATCGTCATTCATGACGTTGTCAAACGCACCTGCTTCTATTTGCTCATAGAAACCGCCCATCCATTCGCTGTCCATGCCGTAAACCGCCGCGTATCCGCGTATCGTCTGTCCTTCGTACTCTGCTGACTCCAATCTGAATTGACGCTCTTCACGAACGGCTGACGACTTTCTCACTTCAGCATCGTATTTCTCAAGAGTGCTGAATCTGTGAACGACGTTCAGAACCGGCTTTCTTTCAATGTATGCGTCATTCTCTGAGTCGTATCGGTAGACTCTGATCAATGCCGCTGGGTCTTCTGCTGTTCCCGTGATGACGAATCCAGAATCTGCTTCAAGATCTGATTCTGTCGAGATCTGAATGATTCGGCCGTATGCATTACCGCCAGATGAAGACCAACGCACAAAGTCACCAACCGCCAGTTCGTTTGCTTCAGCGCGTTCTTCTGTCTTTGATTCCATTTCAATATCGTCTTCCATTTCGCCTTTGCCGAATGTGATGACGATCTCGTCTTCAGTTTCGATGACTGATTTGATATGTCTTTCGCTCTTATTTTCTTCCATCTTTTCAATTGTGCTTTTCGCCCAGCGAAGCATTGCATCGCCTCCCCAAGCGTCGTACATGATCGATCCGCAAATCTCTTTTTGATCTTCATCAAAGTATTTGCCTTGGTCGTAAGTTTTCGCACGACTCAGAAAACTGAATGTTCTGATCAAAGTGTCATGTGAAATCGTTTCTCTGTTTGCGAGTTGATTCGCACGAGCCCAGCCGACAGATGTACCACAATCAGATCCGTTTTTCTCTTTATGATCAAGAGCGCGTCTGGCGTTGTTCGACGCCGCTTCTGGGTAATTATTGTACGGCATCGCTGTTGTCAGTTTCTTTTCCTACTTCAGTCATGTTCAATGGCTGAAGATATGCATCTCCACCCTCGATCGGTGCAAGGTTCTCCATGCGTCTGACATCATTTGCAGAGATCCAGCCCCATTGACGACCTTTCGTGTAGGCTTCATATCGTGAGCGAATGTCGCCACGAAGTAAGCCTTCCATGTTGAAGCGAATGTAGTGGACTTTGTCGTTGATGAAGAGTTTTCTATTGAATTCAGATTCCCATCTCTTAACCCAAGGAAGGATCGTGTTTCTCTGAAACTGAATTCCTTGTTCTTCGATGTTTGCTCTCGTGCTTGAGTTCTCAAGACTGCCGAGATATGCGAGTGGTATTCTGAAGAATCGTGCGATGTCTTCAACACTGAATCTTCTTGTTTCTAAGAATTGCGATTCTTGAGGCGAGATTGACATCTTTTCAACCTTCATGCCTTCTTCTAAGATCGCAGTTTTGTGTGCGTTGTCGAGACCAGAGTTGCGCTGATGCCATGATCTGATCATTCGCTTGTATGCTTCGTCACTTAATCGCCCAGGGTGGGTTAGAACCGCGCTGATGTTTGCGCCATTTCCAAAGAATGATCCGCCGAAGCGGTCGGCTGCAAGTCCAAGCCCGATGCTTTCTCGTGCTGATTCAAGAACAGATTTTCCGAGTATTCCGTCGAAGCCGAGACCAATGAGATGGATGACTTCGCTGTCGTCGAATGTTTCTTTCTTGTCTATTGTGTAGAATTTGTTGTCTTCATAGATTTTGACTTCAACGCGATCTGGGTGGACCGGGATCAGTCGCACGGCTTGTCCAGACGCGTCGCGCTTAATTATGATATAAGCGTTTCCGTGAAGACAAAGATTTGCTTGACATACTTCTCTGAGCGTGAAGTCAGTCATCATGTGATTCGGATTGTGAATCAAATCGCTGACAGCATGATCTGACGCTTTGAGAACAACGTCGTTCTCTGTTTTCATCACATCCCAAGGAAGTGATGCGATCGTCTCAGAGATCACACGAACGGCGCCGAAGACAGCACTGAGTTGCATTGCGGTCGTCTCAGTGATTTGAATTCCAGTCTTTGAGTCATTTCCAGCAAAGAGCCACTCAGCAGGGTTCGAGAGCGATGTTGATGGTCTGTTTGGATTTGATCTGATCGCGCTGAACACACGAGAGAAAATGTTCTGATTCTCGGCCACGTTTCTTTAATGTGTGAATTTCATTCAAAACTAACTATCTATAAATGAACAAAAAAACCCAGCACAAGATTTCTCTCATGCTGGGAACAACTAACAAAAATGCGTGAATCGCCGCCGCGTTTATTCGTTCAAAATCTCTTCGATGTATTGCTGAATTCCCGTGTCGTAACCTTGAGCGTCGATCCAGTTGTTCAGATGTGCGATGATGTATGCGTCAGCGTGACGCTCGTGTTCTGTGTCTTGAAGTGCTTGTCTGATCAGATCGATCGCTTCATTCAAATGTGTCTGTGCTTCTTCGAGCAGATGAATTCTTTCTTGTATTGTCATTTTGCTGTCTTTTTATAGTCGCTGTAAAGTATTGCAACAGCATCGTCTGAGATGCTTCTGTTGTTCGTTATCTTCTCAAACATGTAAAGTGCTGAGATCATGTCATCTGCTTTGATGATCATTCGACACACGTTGTCTGATGTAATGATTGCAAATTGATTCATGTCGTTGTTGTTTATAAGAGCGCGACTTTCGTCGCGCTCTCTGTTGTTTCTTACATGTCAGTCCAGATGTCGAATCTTGAGTCGTTCTTGATATAGTTGCGACCTTCAACTGATTTCTTGACGCGCTTTCTTTCACCGAAAACATGAGTCAAGAACTTCACTTTGAATTCATTGTCGATTTTCAAGATCTGAACTGGGATGAATCCGCCAGCATGAATTCCAGAAGACACTGAAAGTGTATCGAAGAAATAGTTCTGGCCAAATTTGCGAAGTTGAAAGAAACGCTTTGAAAGAAAATCTTCTTTTCCATAGTTGACAACTTCTTCAGTTTTGAAGATCATTGTGTCTTCTGCGATTCTGTTTGATACTCTTTCGATGCTCTCTTGAGCGTACATCTGAGAGAAGAATTCTCTGTACTCTTCAACTGAAGAAGACTGAAGTGTCAAATCGTAGTTTGCATTGAAGACATTTCCGAAAAGAGTCTCGATTGTCTTTTTGTCATCGATCTTCTGAATCATTGCGTCGATGTCTGTGATTGCTGGGTTGATTGTTGCTGTTGTCATTTTGTTGTTGTTTTTGTTGTTATTACTGGTGTAAATGTACGCCAAAATTCCGAACTCACAAGAACTCACAAAGAAAATTTCACATTTATTTTCAAATTGAGTAAAAACACCCATACCATTTAGTATTAAATACTCAAGAATCAAGAGT